ATTGCAGAAGCTTACGAAGGTGAAGAGCTGGAGCTAATTGACTCTTGGGTGGATGAAGCTCCGCCTGCAGACTGTAATAGAAGTGCTTGGTATCTTGGAAAGTCTATTGAGAAACTAGCTACGGCAGATGTGTTTATCGGAGTTAGTGATCTCAGCGGTTGGCCTGGCTGTAAAATTGAGTCTGACGTTGCCAGAGCTTATGATGTTAAAAGTTATAGCGTGGATACTAAAATTGTTGTTGACTATGGTCCAATAGTACAAAGAGCTTTTCTGAATGCTACTTATAATACTATTAATAATGAAAGGAATAACGTATAATGATTGAGTATAATAAGATTGATACTCTCTATAAGAGAGATATGGAGGGCTCCAAGAAGCTTCTTGAGGGCGAGTTTAGAAACCCTACAGTAGAGTTTTTGAAGGATAATATTTGGACATTTACCGAGAAGGTAGATGGAACAAATATCCGCGTATATTGGGATGGACATAAGGTACAGTTTGGCGGGCGTACCGAAAGAGCTCAGATTCCGTCTGACCTTGTGAATTATCTTAATTCTGTTTTCGGCACAAATGAGGCTGAGCAGATTTTTGAAGAGAAGTTCGGTGAGACTGAGGTAATTCTTTTTGGTGAGGGTTATGGTCCTAAGATTCAGAATGGCGGCCTTTATAGAAATGATGTAAGCTTTATCATGTTTGATGTGCTTATTGCCGGCAACTACCAGCCCAGAGAGTCTGTTGAGGATATTGCAAAGGCCTTTGGTATTGATATCGTTCCTATTATCTTTGAGGGCACTATTCAGGAAGGTGTTGACTTTGTAAAGGGTCATCCTGACTCTACTATTGGAACTGCAAAAATGGAAGGTCTCGTAGGTCGCCCAAAGATAGAAATGAGAGATCGCTGCGGTAAGCGAGTTATTGTAAAGATTAAGTGGGAAGATTTTAAGTAAATTGTGCATAATTGAGCGTGGTAGAAATTACTGCGCTCTTTTTGTAAAATTAGCAGCTTACCTACTGTATAATATTTAAGAAAAAGAAGGTGAGGTAAGAAATGATGCTAAAAAGAAATACTAATTTAATTGTTAAGTTACTGCTAATTGTTATTTTTGTCGGTCTACTTGTAGTTATTTTTGTTATAGCTGGCAATATGGAAACAGCTAATAGTGCTTCTATTAAAGTACCTGCCAGAGAGACGCAGAGAAAAGTACTTATTGATTCGCCTAAGCTTTACACAGAATTGGATTATGTCTGTTACTTTGACCCAGAACCTACGGAAGAATACCTAAGTAAAGTTCGGGCTAGTATTTGTAAACTTGAGAGTATAAATAAAGATGCTTATACAACTAAAGCGCGTAATGCAATGGCAAAAGAACTAGTTAGACTAAAAGGCATAGAAACGAGAATGGCTTCCGACTTGACTAAATATTTAAAGTGGGAAGAAGAACATTACTACGCAGCTAAAACTTGGGAGTTTTTAAGACAAAGAGATTTTAGCCAAGAAGTGACCTGCGGTATTATTGGCAATATGATGATAGAAACTTCAGGAGGCAGTTTAAATCTTAAACCTGAAATATATAGCCCGAGCGGCAACTACTATGGTTTATGCCAATGGTCTCGTAAATACTATCCTGAAGCTCATGGTCTTGCTTTTGAGCATCAGTTGGATTACTTACTCGGTAGCATGCAATGGGAATTTAATACTTTTGGTAAAAATTATGAGAACGGTTTTAAATATGACGACTTTCTAAAAATGACAGATTCTGCTGAAGCTGCACTTGCTTTTGCCAAGTCTTATGAAAGATGTGGGCCTGCTAGTTATGAAATGCGTCAGAAGGCGGCAGTCAAAGCCTATGAATATTTTGACCTAAACTCTTAAAAATAAAGTACTCTATTTTTATAGGGTACTTTTATTATTTTATTATTGTATTATATATTGTATATAACTATAATTTATGGAGGATTTAACCTTGATTTATACGTCTTATTTTTCATCGCGTAAGTACAAGACCGAAGATGGCGTGGCTATAGCAAGATGGTGTAGCTTTTGGTCTGGATCTAAGTTTTCTGCTCTTGCACCCAGTGAGGAGCTTCTCGAGTGGTGGAAAAGTCTTCCATTTAAAGATCGAGAAAAGGCAGAACCTAAGTGGCATTATGAAAAGCTATATAGAAAACAGACTTTGAGTAAACTTGATCCGAAAGAAGTCGCAAGGCTTCTTGAGGGTAAGACTCTTCTTTGTTTTGAAAAGTCTGAGGATTTCTGTCATCGACACATTGTTGCTAAGTGGCTACAAGAGGCCGGCTTTGAGTGTGAGGAACTATAATGTAGCCTACCTGTCGTTTATGTAATCATTAACTTACTAAATTTATTTGCTAAATTAAATAGAAATATGTTTAAATTGGAGTAAATAAATGATTGGTTATATATACTTGACTACAAATAAATTAGATGGTATGCGTTATATAGGTAAACATCATGCAACAGCCTTTGAGCCAGAAAAGTACTTAGGTTCAAATAAGCATTTACAGGCATCAATTAAAAAGCATGGTCGTCATAATTTTGACTGTAAATTATTACAAGAATGTTTTACAGATGGCGAATTAAATTGCGCTGAAAAAGCTTGGATTGATAAATACGATGCAGTAAATTCTCCACTATTCTACAATATCGCAGAAGGCGGTGAGGGTGGACGTGTGATGCTCAATCGAATAGCGATAAATAATGGCTTAGTTGAAAAACGTATACTTAAAGACGAGCATATCCCAGATGGCTTTGCTTTAGGTGGTTTAAAACGTAAGGGTGGAGAAAAAGTAAGCGCCGCCAAAAAAGGCAAACCTAGCAAGAGTCGTGGAAAGCAGTGGTTTAATAACGGCATCGAGCAGACTATGGCTGATTGTTGCCCGGTAGGCTGGGTAGCAGGAAGATTGGATAATTTTTGTTCAAACAAAGAAAAAGAATTATATAATAATGGCATGGAACAAAAATTTTTTTCTGTCTCCGATGAAATACCTGAGGGTTGGATAAAGGGAGCCCTTCAAGGGTTAGTTGTTTCTAATACAAAAGGCAGAGTTGCATACAATAATGGGTCTAAACATATCTATTTAAAAGTTGGTGAAGTTCCGCCCGAGGGCTTTGTACGTGGCTATTCCGCTGAACGCAAAAAAATAAATAGCAGCTCTGCTAGTCGATACAGTATAGGTAAGCATTGGTATAATAATGGAGTAGAACAACGCTATTTCACTGAGGGCGATACCATACCGGAGGGTTGGAAACCTGGCTGCTGCAAGACTAAAGTTAATAAAATCTAATTAAACTTATATTTATGGAGTTATTTATGCCAAAAAGAAAATCATTGTCACCGAAAGTACGCGAGGCAGTTTATCAGAAATATGACGGGCACTGCGCTTATTGCGGAAAGAAATTAACTTATAAAGAGTTTCAGGTAGATCATCTTATTCCAGTACAGAGAGAAAGGTTTGGAAAATATATCGAAGAGCAACTTGAGAGATTCGAAAATTATATGCCGACAGATAGAGTTTGTAATCATTACAAACGTGCGCACTCCCTAGAAACTTTTAGAAGATATATAGAAGAGATTCCTATGAAGCTTGAGAGGGATAATTATATTTATAGGATAGGTAAAAAGTATAACCTTATTGAAGAGCACCCGCGAAAAATTGAGTTTTATTTTGAGCAAGTTGAACGCGAAAAGAATAACCACATAATAGAATAAAAATTGTACTAAAATTAACTGCTAAATTATTTGATAAAAACTCTTATGAAAGGAGTTACTTTTAGATGAATATGTTTCGTACTTTTATGGAATTGGATGAAGCTTATAATGATAGGCAGTTTCATATAGACGAACTTAAAAAGGCCGGTAAAAATTATAATTTTAATAAATATACTGATGCACAACTCTATCGTATGTGGCAAAGACTTCAAAAACCTACTTGTGCTGTTAAAGAGCCTGAGCATGAGCTAGATCTTGACTTTGATACAAAAGAGCCAGAATACTGCGAGTGCGGCGTAAGATTAACCGATTTCGGTCAATGCCCAGTATGTGATCTTGGCGAAGAAGACTTAAAGGAAGATCTTCAATATTGCTGGTTCGGCTATTACTTAGATAAAGACGGTAAAAAGAAAATTATTTATGCTCCACAGGATGCTACTTCTCACGACCCTGACGAAGGTGCTGAAAAGTTAGAATATATGATTCCTGAGCCCTATACCAAGTTTGTATTTAGAGGAAATATTGATAATCGCACAGCAGAAAGACAAGGTTGGACTTTAGTTGAGTGGGTATCTACTTCTGGAAAACAAGTAAGTTTAAATAATACTTCTACAGGTCATCCAGCCCAGGCTCAAACACAACAGACACCTAAGCCACACTTACCTAGTGGAAGATATGCTGTAAGAATTGTGTCATACCATGGTAGACTAAGAGCACTCGGTACTGATGGTGTGCACCCTGCGGCTTGGGTAGCTTTTCCGAATGACCTAAGACAGTTTGATGGTCAGCAGTATGAGGTTGATCAGCTTATTTGGAATGGAAAAAATTATCGAGTTGCTGGTAATATTGTAGAAATCTAAAGTGTAGAATAATACACAAAAATATAAATTAAAAATTAATAAGGAGATTTACAAAATGAATAATTTTAATAGTGTTTTTGAGGAGCTCAGTAAGCTTTACGAGGAAGAAGTCCGCGAAGAAGCCGCAGCAGAAGAAAAGGTTGATGAAGCTTGTAAAGAAGAGCTTACCGAAGCTGCTGATGATGTTGTAGTAGAGGATGATGCTCCCGTAGACGAAGTTCCTGCAGAAGAACCCGCTGTAGAAGAAGAGCCTAGACAGATTATTTGTGAGTGTGATAAATGTGGTGCTCTTATAATCAAGGACGAGGCTGATATTGTTGTAGATGAAGAGACTGACCTCGTAAATGTAGAGGACGAGTGTGCTTTCTGCGAGGAAGCTAACGGCTATAAGATTGTTGGCGTAGTTGCTCCATATGAAGCAGTAGAAGCCGAAACGCCTATCGAAGAGCCTGTAGCAGATGATGCAGATATTGTTGAGGAAGGCTTAGGTGACGTTTATCGTAAGACTTTTGATAGACCTGCATCTATTAAAACTCAGCAGTATTGGGAAGCCGAACTTAACGGTGAATTTGGTGAAATCAGTGACGAGCGTAGAGCTGAGCTTGAAAAGAAATTTGCACAGCAAAGAGACTGGGAAGAAAGACATCCTGGCAAAGAAGTTAGATAATCTTTATAAGTAAAGACTAGTGTAAAAGCTAGTCTTTATTCTTTATGTGGTCAAAAATATCACTTGTTATATTGTATATTATAATATATAAAAACAAAGGAGATTGTTATGGCTAATTATATGTTTGTTTTGCATCCGATCGAAAGTAAGATTAAGACAGTTTGTTTGGCATGCGCGAAGCGTGGTGAGGTAGTAGATTCTTGTCAGTTTTGTCATGGTAATGGTATTATTACGAAAGCTATGACTCAATACGGAGTAAAAGAAAGACCTATCCGCATTGATAAGATTGATAGAGATCCTGAAACCGGCATTTTGCGTTATTGGGAAAATTCTTGTGAGTTTTTTTATGAAACCGCTTACCCAGAGCTAAACAAGTATGTTCCTAATGTACCGCACGGTATTCATTTTTGTCATGATGATATGAAATCCGCTATGACTGAGCGAGATAGAATTAACAAGTATCTTAAGACAGAGGCGAAAGAATCTTTTGAAACTGTTCGATTTGAGCCTGTTTAATACGAGGTACTTATGGATATTAAGTATTGTGATAATCAATGTAACGTTGGCATAAAAGCTCGCGATAAATTCTTAGCAGAAAACAATTCAGCATATGATGCTGCTTTTGATTTTTTATATTTTGTAGAGAATTGTTTTAAAACATGCCCATATAAAGACGAACATAAGAAGGAGAATTTATAATGAAAGTTTGTTGTATTAGTGCAAAAGCACAACATGGAAAAGATACCGCAGCAGAGCTGCTTAAGGAGTACCTTGAGTACAGAGGTCAGAGAGTTATTGTAACCCATTTTGCGGATTTGCTCAAGTTTATTTGCACGAAATATTTTGGTTGGGATGGAAATAAAGACTCTACCGGTAGAACACTTTTACAATATATTGGTACCGACGTTGTTGGCGCGAAGAATCCTGCTTACTGGGCAGAATTTGTTGTAAGTATTCTTAAGATGTTTGAAAATAATTGGGATTACGTACTTATTCCCGACTGCCGTTACCCTATTGAAGTATCAACCATGAAGGATAGTTTTAAGACTACTGTGCTTAGAGTGGAAAGACCTAATTTTGATAACGGTTTAACTGAAGCACAAAAGAGCCATCCTTCTGAAGTTGACATGGATAATTATGACTTTGATGTAGTACTGCTTAATAACGGAGGCCTTGAACATTTTAAAGACAAAATGCAGTGGTTTGCAGATAGTTTCTTGCTTAATTAATACACTTATAAAATTATTTTAGGATATGCCGTAAAGGTATATCCTATTTTTGTTTTATTTATAAATAAAATTGCTAAATTATTTGATATAAAATTTTTAGTTTGGAGGAACGACGAGAGTGTTTAGCTATTGTACAAATTATACCGCAACAATGCCAGATATAACAGTATATATGAACTGTGATACCAGGCTTGCCATAAACTTAGCAAGATTTAATTTGGGCGACAACGATGAATTTATTTTTGCAATAAAAAATTATAGCTATATAGATTCGCCGTATGTATTTTTATTTAGGGCCAGAAAATCAGATATGAATAAAGATGGTGAAGTTCTTTTTAAAATTACACCAGAGGCCTCAAAGTTTGTAAAGCCCGGTGCTTTCTATAATTTTTCAGTACTGCTAAATGCTTTTGATGTTCATGAGGATACAGAGTATAAAAAACTTACTGACAACGGAAATGTTATTATTGAGTACGGCGCACAAGATTTAGTAATACCAAGGGATAAAGCAGATGCTGAAAGCGAAATTATTAGTGTGCGCTTAGAGCCTATCGTGAGTACTACAGACCTTAAAGCTAATAGCTTTATGGGTGAAATCGTAAAGATGCGGCTTGAGTTGTTAAAAGAGTAAAGGAGTTTTATTATGATTGAAGTACAAAAACAACAGCAGACCAATAACTCTATTACAGTCATAAGACCGGCTTCTAGTAAGGAATTGACTGAGTTTGAAAAAAATAAACTAGCAGAAATAGAAGAACGCGCACAGCGAAATAAAATAGAAGCTATTCGAGTTAATGGCGAAAGAGTTAAAGTAGATGAAGAGACAAAAACAGCAGATATTAAGTTAGGTTTAGGCGATTTAGCTTTCAAAAATGTTATCTCTTCTAATGACCTTGATGGGTATTTTTTCATTAAGTGTGAGCTTGATGAATCCACTTATTCCTAAAATAATTTATAAGCAGAGGAGATAGATATTAATTATGGCACTTTATAAAGTTTGGCTTACAGTAAAAGATAAATACGGTAACACACGAGAACTCGACGGTGGAGATATTAGAATTGATTTTAATAGTCTTACTGATACAGATGTTGATCAAATGGCTAAAAAACTTGACCCATATTTTACGACTGACGCAGAAGTAGAACACACAGTTGAAAATAATGATTCTATTAAATACTCTGATTTTAATTTAAGGCCAGAAGCATAAGAGAGGAGTATTTTGAAAAATGATTGATTTTAAAATACAACGTGGCTCATCAGACCTGATTTTTCTAGAGCCCGGTGTAATTAATCCTAGACTAATTATAGAAGATGGCTGTTGGTATCTCTGCACGGATACAGCTGAGCTCTTCCTTGGTGTGCAGAGTGAAGATGGTTTAACTTTAAAGCGTATTAATGCTGGTAGCCAGACAGACATTACTATTGACCCAGAAGTCCTGTCAGCACTAAGGGCTGAGCTCAACGCTATAAAAGAAAGTCTCGGTAATTATGCTACAGAGCAGTACGTAATTGATGCTATTGAAAACCATGAGACCCTGGCTGCTATTGAAGAAGTTAAAACAAAACTTGAAACAGAAGTACTTCCTATCATTCCAACCGTCAAAAAAGTTGAAACTGAGATTATTCCAACAGTTCAAGAACTTACTGAAAAGGCTGCAACTCAAGGGTGGGTAGCAGATCAAAAATATTTACAAACTGAAACTTTTAACACGGCTATTGCAACAAAAGCAGAGGAAGTTCCCTTTACAGCAGACAAATTTGTCACAAAACCTATTGGTGATTTTAATGTCGGTGACAGTGTAAAAGGCCTTACGATAGCTCAAATATTTGCTAAATTATTAGGACTGTCTGATGAGCCAAGTACAGAGCCTGATATACCAGAACAACCAGGTGATGATGCAACACCTGAAGAAATTGTAGATTATCTAATCGCTACTGGCGCTACGATGTATAGTCAGGATGAGCAAGGTAATTTAGTCGAAACTCCTTTTGCTTCTATTGCTTGGACTGAGGCTGAAGCAGCTGCTCAGATGAACGGCATAAGTACTATTTATACCATAACCGATGAGTCTGGCGACATTGTAGAGTCTGGCTATCAAGAAGCAACGGATTATAATGAAGAAGCTTGGCTGACTGTTGCTCTGCCTTCTGAAATTAAAAATGTAAAAGTTAAGATGTATGACCCAGACGTAAATGATTGGGTAGACATGCTTTGGAAAGTCGTTCCGGCAGAAGAGCAGACAATGGACGGCTATACCATTTGGACAGTACCTGAACAGTACGAGGTTACGTCCGGTGATACATACAGATTCGTAATTATTTAATGATAGGAGACAAAGATAAATGGCACGTGTTATAGGCGCAGTAGCAAGAAACACTAACTATGAAATATCAATTAAAAAACCACTTGACGCTAGATCGCTAGTTAAGACTTATGAAGACCTTTTACTAGAGTCTAACTGGCTAAATGACGCTGGCAAATCAATTGCATATAATGGCATGCTAGTTGCGGTGGCGAATATTGAAGATGTTTCAAAAAATGGTTTATATTTCTTATTTGATATAAATTGTACAAGTTCATTAAAAAGTCCAGATGTTACTTCTGAAGTAAACTGGCTTAAGATTGGCGAGACTTCTGAAATTGGCGACCTTGCTGGCCGTGTTACAGACACTGAGACTGATATAGCTGATATTACAAAGGCAACTGACGGTATTATCGATACCAGAATTGCTGCTGCTGAAGGCCGCGCAGCTACTGACGCGCAGAATAAGGCGAATGCTGCTGAGAGCGCTGCTAAGACTTACGCAGATGGTCTTAACACTGCAATGGATACCCGAGTTGATGCACTCGAAACTGCAAGCGGTGAGCACGCCGAGGCTATCTCAGATCATGCAGACGCGATTGATGGTATTAATGATGCTATTGACGCTATAAATAACGAGACTAGTGGTATTCTTGCTACTGCTAAGGGCTATACTGATGGTCTTGTAGGTAATGTTCCGGAAGGAAGCACTGTAATGAGTATCATTACAAACATTCAGGAGAATGCTTATGATGATACTGAACTAAGAGGACTTGTTTCTACTAATACTACAAATATTGGTCTAAATGCTCAGGCTATTGCTCAGGAGAAGTCCGATAGAGAAACAGCTGTTGCAGGTGAAGTTTCTGCGAGAGAGACTGCTATCAATGGCATCAACACTAAGATTGGTAATGTTACCGATGGTAAAAATGTTGTTACTATGATTTCTGAGGCTGAGGCTGCTGCAAAGTCTCATGCAGAATCTAAGGTATCCGAGCTTGCTGCCGGTGCGGTTGCAACTAATACTGGTGACATTGCTAAAAATAAGCAGGATATCGCAACTCTTCGCTCAGACCTTACTACTGAGACCGGTGCTCGTGAAGCTCTTGACGCACGTGTTGTAACTATTGAGACCTTCTTTGAAGGTGCTTATGCTGAAGACGGTAAGCCTTTAACTGATGCTCTTGATACTTTAGAAGAAATTCAAGATTATATTGATAGCCACGGTGAAGCTGCTGCTAAGATGGTTGAGGACATCCAGGCAAATGCAACCGCTATTGATACTAAGATAGGTGAAAACGGTACTATTACTAAGGCAGTTGCCGCTAATACTCAGGCTATTTCTGATATGGACACTGCTTATAAGGCTGCTGATACTAAGGTTCGTGAGGACTTTGCAGCTGCTGATAAAGTAATTACTGATGCTATCGGTACCGCTGCTGACGGTGCGGATGTTGCAACTGTTTACGGTGCTATTGCTAAGGCAAAGGCTGAGGCTATTTCTGAAGCTAACGGCGAAGTTACCGAGCTTGGTAAGACTGTTGCCGCTAATACTGAAGCCATCGGCAAAAACGCACAGGATATCTCTGATGTAGACGGACGTGTAGATACTCTTGAGAGCATTACGAAGAGCTATTTAACTGGTGGCGAAGATGCTATTAAGAAGGCTATTGATGCTGTAAGTGAGCGTGCTGAAAAAGGCATCACTGATGCTAAGAATGCTCAGGATGCTGCAGATGCTGCTCAGGGTGATGTAGATGATCTTGCGGCTGTTGTAGGTGATGCTAATAGCGGTCTCGTTCAGCTTGTTAATAGCGTAAAAGTTACTGCGGACACTGCTGCTCAGAACCTTGCTGAGCTTACCGGTGACACTGGTAGAATTAAGGCTGTTGAAGGCGAAGTTGATGACATCCAGGCTATCGTTTATAAGACTGTTGATGGCACTACCACAAACATTAGAGAAGATGTTACTTCTCTTCAGGCTCTTACCGGCGACGCTTCTAAGGGTAACGTAGCTCTTTACAACGAGATTACTAGAGTTGCAGGTCTTGTAGAAAATGCCGATACTGGTCTTGCTAAGGTTAAGGAAATTGCTGACGGTGCAGCTTCTCTTGCAAATACAAATGCAGGTGATATTGCTGACATCAAGGCAGATTATCTCAAGGCTGCTGATGAATACATCTTTAGATGCGGCACAGCTTCTACTGTAGTTCATAACGTATAATAAATTATTCACTGTGATAGTGGTTTAGGCTGCTATCACAGTGCCAAGATATAAAGAAAAGGAATTATTGATTATGGCAACAAAAACACTTAATACAAGAATTAAAAATAGATTTGACAGTCTTACTAACTGGTCCAAAACTGGAGTAGAGCTGCTTCCTGGTGAAATTGCTCTTGTTAGCGTTACAACTCAGCAGATTGACGAGACTACTGGCAATGTTGTAAATGTGCCTGCTGTTTTAATGAAGGTCGGTGAGTCTGATGGAAATGGTGGTACAAAAGCTTTTAGTGCTCTTCCTTGGCTAAGTGCAAAAGCTTCTGATGTTTATGGCTGGGCAAAAAATCAATTTGCAAAAGATGTTCCCGTAACTGTTGCAGACGGAACTACTTATACTACCGGAACACTTGGTAAGTATCTTTACGATCACGGTAAAAGTATTGCAGCAAATGCTCAAGATATTTCTGACTTAAAAGTAAGCGTTGACGTTACTAAAGTAAGCACAGCAATTTCTGACGCAATTTCTGCTGCTGTTAATGCTCTTGATCATACTGGTAATCCTACCGCAGATAAGCATGAGATCGTAAAAGCAGTTACTCAGACAGACGGTAAAGTAACGGTTACTTATGGTGAAATTACTAAAGAAGAGCTTCCTAAGCTATATGCTTCTGATATAATTGTGTCCGACGCTGTTGGTACTCCAGAGACTGAAGGCTACCAGCCTGCGGTAACAGTAGCCGATAAGTTTGGTCTTGTTGATCAGGAAATTGACTCTTTAAAGAGCTCTGTTTCTGGTGGCGTACACTTTATTGGTGTAACAACTTCAGAGATCTCTGATGATGCTACTGTTAATCCTGTGATTGTTGATGGTAAGGGTCATAACGCCTCTGCTGGTGATGTTGTTCTTAAGGACGAGAAAGAATATATTTGGGATGGTTCTAAGTGGAACGAGCTAGGCGATCTTACTCGTGTAGGTACACTTGAATCTTGGCGTGATGGACTTGACGCTGAATTTACTAAAGTAGATCATCAATTCGCAGTAGGAATTAAGCAGGTTGATGGCATAATTACTGAATTCGTTACTGCGAGACCTACTGCTGTAGATGTTCAACGCGGAACAAGCAATGTTGATACTGACCTCGGCGCTGCCGAACAGGCAATTAGCAATATTGAAGCTGACTATATGAGAATTGGTACTGATAATAAAATGTACGCAGGTAAGTCCGGCGCTGATATGATTATCTTTGATTGCGGCGGTGCAGAAATTTAAGCTAATAAAATTTGATATAAAGGGTGACCTATAATGGTTACCCTTTTTATTTTATTAAATCTATTTGCTAAATTATATGATTATAAAAACTGTAGATTGGAGATAACCTATGGCATACAAAATCACACAACACCGTAGAGGTACAACTCAAGAGTGGCTTGAGCTTGACTTAGTGCCTTATGAAGGTGAGCTTGTTATAGAAGAATGCGAAGGTAATGTTCGTAAATGTAAGATTGGCGATGGCAAAAATCCTTTCTCTAAGCTTCCTTATATTACAGACGCGTTAGCAGAAGAGCTTGAATCCGAAATAGGCAATTTACGAGAGCAGACTAACAGTACCTTAAATACTGCTGTTGATATGCTTGAACAAAAAATAGCTAATTCTAGTACAGCTTTGTCTAATACTATTACAACCTTAGATTCAGATATTAATAAGAAAGTACAAGTATTAAGTTCTGATATTGAAGAACTTTCTGACAAACTTACTGATATTGACTCAATTGTCCATGACGGCATTAAATCAGATGTAGAAAGCTTAGATGCGAGATATAGCCAGACATTAACAGAAATAACTGAACAGCATGCAGCTGATGTTGCGACTTTAAGTGCTGACATCGAAACCAGAGCTAATGAATTAACAGAAGCTTTTGAAACGTCACTTGAGCAGACTGAGGCAAAGATCGAGGCTAATATCGCAGCAACCAAGACGAGCTTAGCAGAAGACTATGCTACCAAAATAGAGGTAGCTGAGGAGCGTTTACAGGATGCTATTAATTCTTCTGAGCAGACGGTGCAACAGCATACAAAAGACCTGGGCGATATTCAAGAGTCTATTGTTGAGCTACAAACTGCTGTGGATAGTAAAAGCACTGAGATAGATGAGAAGGTATCTGCTAGTGAAGAACGTGTTACTATAAGCATTGAAGAAGTACAGGAAGCTATTAATAAAATTAATTTCACCCTAGAACAGATGCAGGCGAGCAAAGAAGAGATTCTTCCTGATTTTAATATTAATAGTCCAAGTGCCGAAGAAATACTTCCTGTTGTAGTAGAGCAGCTCGAGAACCTACATTATAAAGTAAATATGCTGGAGCGTGGGGTATCTACTTCTACCACTGATATTCAAAATATTAATATTGAATTAGGACGCTTGGCTACCTCTTTATCGAACGTGCTTGAACAGCACAAAACCAGCTCCGATAGTTTTTCAAAAGCTTTAAGCTCTTTAGACTCAAAATTAAGTAAAGCAGACTCTGATATAACGGCGGCAATTGCAGCAAATAAGAAAGAGATACATGAAAACCTAGAAGCTTTAACTGCCAGTGATACTCTTTTATATCAAGTTATTTACAAAATCAGAGATGATTTACTTAAGAAGATTGATGCGACGGATTCTTATTTACAAGCAGAGCTCAAGGAAGATATTGCTTTAATTACTGAAAGCGTTAATGATTCTAAGCTTAAGCTTGACTCTAAACTGACAGCTGTTCAGTCTGGCTTAGCTGACGGTGTAAATGCTGTAAAAGTAGAGCTAATTAAGAAACTTGATAATTTAGAAAAGCTTCACGATACTAGACTCAGCACTAATGAGACATCAATAAATGCCTTAAGTACTATTGTTACATCTAACCAGGCAGCGTTGTCTAGCGCTATTGAAACTGTCGCAGCTGACGTTGCAAATAATAAAGTTAATATAACAAATAATAGTGCAGAAATTGATCGAGTATATTCTGTGCTTGATGATAAAATTAATCTGGCTAATTCCAATGTAGATGCTTTAAACACAAAGGTTAACACACAAATTTCCGGTGTTGAAAGTCGTATGCAGACTTTACTTGCTGCAACAGACCAAATTGTACAGCAGCAGGCAGAGGCTATACATAATATTCAAGACAACATTACTGATCTAGACCAAGAAATAGATGATAGGATAGTTAATAAAATTTCGGATAGTGTAGCTGAAACTAATACAAACATCTTAGAAATAAGAGCTGCAATTAGTCAGATCAATCTTACACTAGAACTCTTAAAGAATGAAGTCAATAATAATTCTGGTGGGAATAATAACAACAGCTTATTGCTTCTTGCTGAACAACTTTCAGAATTACAGCATAAAATAACTTTGGTAGAAAGCGATGCCTTGGCTACAAATGCCGAAATTCAATTGGTTAAGAATGAGCTTTCTCACCTAATCACTACTTTGACCAGTGACCTGGATGACCTTACTAAGACGACAGCTATTACAATTAGTTCATTAGATACAAAGCTTAGTAAAGCTGATGCTGATATTCTAGCTGCTTTGGCTACCCACACTGCTAACATAGCAGATGATTTAGCCGATCTGGCTGCCGACGATACACTTCTCTATCAAATTATCTATAGAATACGCGATGAGTTACTAAGTAAAGTAAGTGCTACTCAAGCTGTTCTACAGACTAATATAGACGCCAGTGTAAATAATCTTAACCAAAACATTGTTGATACTAAAGCTGCTTTAGAAGAACAGCTTAGTCAAGCACAAGAAGACTTGACAGGGGTCCTTACGACGACTGAAAGCAGGCTGGACACAGAGCTTAGTCGAATTAACACTCTTTATAATGCAAAAACTTCCGCAAATAAAAAAGAGATAGATGATTTACATACCACAGTTGAGACTAACCAGGCAGAACTTTTAGCTGGCTTAGAGACTGTTACTTCCTATATTGCTGATAACAAAACCAGTATAGCTAATAGCATGGCCGCGATCAACCAAGTAAATTCAACTCTCGAAGGCAAAGTTGCTCTTATAAATTCAAATATAGATATACTTGATTCTCAGCTTGAGGCACAAGCAAACCGCATTGATA